CAGAACTAGAAAAAGCTCAACAAGGTGCAAGAGAAGGTGCACAAGCTATAATAGATGATGCAGGAAAGAGTGCTACCCCACAAGTTGTTCCAACTATGCTTTCAGACGAAGAAAAAGCTGAAGGGATGTTAGCTGCAGGAACAGGTCAAATGACTACTCCTGCTCCAACTATAACTCCAGAACAAGCTTCATTAGAAGGTATTGCCCCCGAACAAGTAACTCAAATAACTGATGTTGTTCAAGCAGATGCTCCTCAACCTATTACTACTGAGTTAGCTCAAGTTACTAGTGTTACTCCTGATGTATCTATTGAAGCAGCACAAGGTCAAGTTAGTGATAATGCAATAGCACAAGCTGCTGGAGTTGAAAGAGTTGCTCCGATTGAAGGTGCAGATGTAGAAATACAAGAAGGTGCATTAGCTCAAAGAGTTGTAGGTTCACTAACTGATGATGCTAAAGCTAAAGCTTCTGTTGTAGCAGGAAGTAATTTAGGTAAAGTTACTAGAGCAAAAAAACAATTAAGACGAGCAGGTATTTCTGAAAGTGTTATAGCTGAACTAGGTAATGACCCAGAAGCTTTAGAAGCTGCTCTTATGGATTTATCTGAAGAAGAACGTGGAGTTATTGAAGGATTACCAGAAGAAGCTTTAGTTAGTAATCAATTAGATACATTACTAAAAGGTATTGAAGAAGGTGAGATACCTGCATGGGCTAGACCTGCTGTTAGTGCAGTAGAAAACATGTTAGCTGCTAGAGGTTTAAGTGCTTCTAGTGTTGGTAGAGATGCTCTATTTAATGCTGTTATACAATCTGCTATTCCATTAGCACAAAGCAATGCACAAGCTATTCAAGCTGCTGTTGTTCAAGAAAGAAGTTTAGAAGCACAAAGAAATATAAAAGATGCTGAATTAAGTCAACAAGCTGCTCTTGTTAATGCTAATAATGTATTTAAATTAAATTTAGCTCAGTTTAGTGCTGACCAACAAACTGCTCTTTCAAATAGTAAGTTTTTACAAACTGCTACTTTAGCAGAAGCTCAGTTTGACCAACAGTCAGTTGTACAGAATGCAGTTCTTATGTCACAAGCTAATTTAGCAGAAGCTAATTTAAATCAAAGAGCACAAATACAAAATGCTCAAGCATTCTTGCAAATGGACATGGCTAATTTAAGTAATCAACAACAAGCTATAATATTAGAGTCACAACAAGAACAACAAAGATTATTATCTAATCAAGCTGCCGAAAATGCTGCAGCACAGTTTAACGCAAGTAGTGTTAATCAAACTAATCAGTTTATGGCAGGACTAGCAGCAGATATAAATAAATTTAACGTACAGCAAATGAATGCTACTAAAGAATTTAATGCATCAGCTTTAAATGCTGCAGAGGCTAGAAGATTTAATAACGAAGCTGAGTTTGAAAGAATTAATACACAACTAGCTCAACAAGCAAAAGAGTTTAATGCTCAAGCACAATTTGAAAGAGACCAGTTTAATGCTAAGAATGCATTACTTGTAGAACAATCTAATGCTGAGTGGCGAAGACAAATTAATTTAGCAGACACTGCTGCTATAAATGAAGCAAATAGAGTTAACGTACAAAATCAATTCCAATTAACTTCTCAAGCTCAAGCATTTTTATGGCAGGAACTTAGAGACCAAGCAGACTTTGATTTTAGAAAAACTGAGAATGATGCTAATAGAACTTCTCAGTTAATAGGAACAGTAGTAGCTGCTGACCCTAAAAGATATACTAGTGAGGGTAAAAAATCTTTGTCATATTGGATTGCACAGATAACACAAGCATCGACAGGATAAAATTATGAATATATTTAAAAGTATAGTTGGTGGGGTAAAAAAGAAAATAATTGACCCTTTCAAAAGATTTGTTTATAGAAATAAAAAAGCTTTAATAACTGCAGCCATACTTGGTGCAACTATATATACTGGAGGAGCTGTAGCAGGGTGGTGGCAAGGTGCTGGTAAGCTAGGATTATTTGCAAAGAAAGTAGGTCTTGCTGCAACTGAAGCATCAAAATTAGCTGCAGCAGGTAAAGCAGCAGCAGACGTAACTGCAGCAGGTAGTATAGGTGGTATACAAGCATCAGCTATTCAAGGCATAGCTGGTAGTGTTGCAACTACTGCTGGTACTCAGGCGGGAGGAAAAGTTATTCAAAAGACTGTTACTGGAGAAGACCCTTTTAGAGTGCCTGAACCAGAAGTAAGAGGTCAATTACAACCTTTATCTGTTGAAGGACCAACTATGGCTAGAAACTTAGAATTTGGATTTGGTGCATACTCATAGGATAAATTATGGCTACATTAAGAGACTTACAAAAAATAAAATCTAATACTGCTTCAGGAGCTATTGAACAGACTTTAAATTTTCTTGAAGAAAATAATATTAGCACAGAAGATGTATTAAACTTTCTAGGAACGGATAGTGATAGGTCTGAGGGCAGAATAAAACCATTAGATGTAAAAGTAGATGAAGATGCGATAAATGATTTTGTTCAGCGACAAAGTAAAGGTAATCCTATTCCGGGAGCTTCTTTAACTAGAGCTAAAGATGAAAGATATCCTTGGGAAAGACCTGCACAGTTTGCAAGTCCTGTTGATGCTTTAAATGATATTGAAAGTAGACTGTTAACTAAAGAGGGCATGGTTGGAACTATGAATGCTTTAGTTAATGGATACACAGTTGAAGATTTAACAAGTGCTATGTTGTATGAAGATTTTAAAGAAGGTAAATATACTCCAGATGTTATGTTACAAGTATATGAGCCTACTGCAATTATGATTATGGCAATAGGTGAAAAAGCTAGAATTGATTATAAATTTAGCAGTGAGGATATGGATGCTAACGAAGAAGACGACACTATAGAGCAAAGTAATATTTTAAAAGATATTAGTAGAATTGCTTTACAAAAAGGTGTAAGAAACGAAAACATTTTACCTCAAGAAACACGTAAAAATTTATTAGAAAAAACAGAACAAATAGATAGTTTATTAGAGAGAAGAGTATGATTTTTGAAGACCCGCAAAGTAATTATCAAAAAACAGTAAACAATCTTTTATCAAAAAGAGATTTTGATTTTGATAGACAATTAGAGTTTAAAGATATTTTAGGTAGTTTATTTTTAGGACTAGCTCCTGCTGTTATTCAAGGTGCTATTCAAGGAGTAAACGAAAGAAAATTTCAAAAAAATAAACAGATAGAACTTTTAGGACAAGATGCTGTTGATAAGATTACTTATGACTATCAAGAACAAAGAAGAAAGTTAAACATACCTGAAATAGAATTGTATGATAAAGGTTCAGATAGATATTTAAAAAATAAAGCAAATGAAAATGTTAAATTGCTTCTTCAAGATGATTTGTTAGAACTAGGTGAAGGGAAATTAGAAGATGGTTTTAGAATATATAAAAGTGACCCAGAAAGTAAAGAAGCTTATAACAAATTATATAGAGAGTTTTATAATCAAGCAGATGATGACATTAAACAAAGAAAGTTAAATCCAGCTTACAATACACCACTTTATGAACTAACGTCAGATATTAGAAGAGGAATAGCTAATAATGTAGATGTATCTCCAGAAACTTTAGTCAGTATTATAGGTGATAGGGTAAGTGGTAAGGCTGCAGCAGAAGTAGAAGCACAATTAGCTTTTGACAAATTATTTCCTAAATATGCTAAATTTAATGCAGACCTTAAAGCTTTTGAAGATAATCAAGTTAATCAATTAACTTATCTTTCAACAAAAAGCAGTGGAGATGTATATAATTATTTAAAAAACTCATCAAAAGAATTTGATGTAAAAGTAGCTAATCGTTTATACGATAAAATATATGATAGATTTTCTAAGTACGAGGGAAATAGAATAAGACCTGATAGATTTTCAGAAACTAGTAAAGCTGGGAATGTAAGAGCATTTACAATTGATGGTAAGCTTATTGAAGATACAACATATGACCAAGTTCTAGATAGAGAAAAATTTAAAAATATACAACTCGTAAGACAAGTTGGTAATACAATTGTCATGGATAAATCAAATAAAGAAACCATTCATGAAGCCGTTACAAATGACATGTCTATCATTGCAGGTCTACTTATACAAGACAATCAACTAGCGTTAAATTCAGGACAAGACGTACTGCCTCTTACAGATGAGGGTGCTATAAGACTTAGTAAAGAAATTATTGAAAGAGTAGGTTTTATTCAAGTAGATGGCACTAGAGGTTATAAAGAGTTATTTAGTGGATATGTTGATAATCCTAATGAAGTAAGAGAAAGAATAAAATTAGTTGCACAAAATAATAATATAAGTGCATTTGATAAAGCTGCGGAGCTTTTATCAGCTAAAGGAGCACAAGCACTTATAAATACAGCACCTTCTATTGCAAGATATGCTGAAATAGACAAGATTACAGAAAGAAATAATTTACTTTCGCAATTAAAAAGTCCAGAGGGTAGACAATTACCTGAAGAACAAATAGAAGAAATGCTTGATAGAATTAACGCTATTGATTTTCAAATAAATGCTTTAAGGGACATGGATGCTGGTGTTTTACAAACTATGGAAGAAAAAGAAATTTCAGATACAATTATTACGGAGTTTTTAATGAATCCTCCTAGTGGTGCAACAGGCTATGCAGTATTTACAAATCATAATGGTAATAAACAATTAATAAATGTAGCTACAAAATTTATAACAGAAGAAGGAAGAAAACAATTGTATTCTTTTTATACTGAAGAATATGGTGCAAATCCAGACTTAGAAGAGCTTGTTAATATAGAACAAGTAGAGGAAGATATTGATGTAATAGAAGAAGAAGAAATTTCTAACATTATTGATGCTCCTACTACTACTCCTGTTACTTCAACAGATGAGCAAATGTTAGCTATAATGGAAAAACAAAGTAGCGGTGAAAGATTATCTAGAAGAGAAAAAGCTGTTCTTAGGTCGGCAAATATTGAACCTACAGGAGGTTTAAATTTAAGAAGATTTAGTAGAGGAAGAGGACCTGAAACAAGAGTTGTTACAGAAGACTTACCAGTAACTGTAGCGGAAGATGCAGTAGATAGAATAGCAGTAAGACCTCCTTTATTAGCACCGTCTTTTGATATTTTTAGTGACCAACAAACAGGAGAAGAAGCTACAAATGAAGCAATAGATTTAGCAGTAAAATATGGTCCTGATAAAGAAACAGCAAAAGTATTTTTAAATGAAATAGCTAATGTTGAATCTCAATATGGAAATGCTCCAAACACATTTGGAAAATCAGATTCAAAAGGTCACTTTCAAATTGATGAAATAGCTTTTGATGAAATACAAAGAAGACTACGAAGTGATGAAGAAGGTCAAACTTTAAGAGACTATAATGAAAAATTTATGGAAGATAATGGTTTAGATTTAAAAGATATTTCTTATGATGAATTAGATGGTAGAGGACTAAGTGCTATATTTGCTAGACTTTATTTAATGAGATTTACAGATAAACTTCCTACTAATTTAAAAGCAAGAGCTAAGTATTGGAAAAATAATTACAATACAGAAGCAGGTGCTGGTTCAGTTCGTAGATATATACAAGTTGTCAAGGCTAAATAATTATGTCAATTTATAATACAGAAGGTTTTTCTAGCCTTTTTAATCAACCCTCAGATGAACAAAAAGTAGACAATACTAATCTATCACATATACCTAGTTATTCATCTATGTATAATAGTAAAAACTTTTCTACTGGAAATCTCCCCACAACATTTTCTTTAAATGCTCCTCAAAGAAAGCTATCTTTAACAGAACTCAAAAACACTCCTGAGTTTGCTAAAAGAGCTAAAAGATTCTTAGATGGTATCGGAGAGAATGATAATATTTTTGAATATTTAAGAGACTCTGAATATAGTTTAGGGTCGGCTATGGTTCGTTCTTTTCAAGTAGGTAAGTGGACTGACGAACAAAAACAAGACTATAACTATTTAATGAACAGTTTTAGGAATGCAAAGTTAGAGGGCTTTCGTGAACGTATGGGTTTTGCAAAAGACCTAGCTATAGATGTAGTAGCTGACCCTTTAAATATTTTATCTTTGCTATTTATTCCAGCCACAGGGGGCGGTTCTGCTGCTCTTAATATAGGTGCTAGAAAAGTTGCTGCTGACTTAGCTCAAGATGGTGTAAAAAAATACATAAAAAAAGGTGGTATCTATGGAGCTGCTGAAGGTGCTACTTGGGGTGGTAGTTATGATTACTTTAATCAGTCTATTGATTTTGGTTTAGGAAACAACGATGGTATTAACTGGAAAAATGTTGCTGCTACAGGATTGCTTGGTGGGGGAATAGGTGCAGGTGTTGGTATAGGATTAACAGGAGCAGGTTACTTAGCTAAAAAGTATAAATTTAGTAACGAAGATGCGATTATAAAACAATATGATGAATGGGATACTGATGGGTGGAGTGCATCAGGCACAAGAAAACAAATCTCAGATGCAGAAAATCTTCCAACTTTAAGAGCTGACTTAAAAGATAGTAGTGAAGCAACAGTAAATAAATCTAAGCTGTTAATTACTCCTGTTAAATTTATTAGTCAAATAATGGCAGAAAAACCTACAACTAGATTTGTTCAGTTAGCTGCTGAATCAAAAACACTCGATGATTTATTGTCTAGGTTTAGGTACGACTACGATGTTATGTTTTTAAACAAGGGTCATACTGGATTACGTAAAGACTCATATGGTTTAGCTACAGCTAGAAGACAAGGTGATTATCTTTTTAGATTTAAAAAAGCTATAAAACAACTTGATAGAACTGGTTGGTGGGCTAAATTAACTCAAGAAGATAATGACCAACTTATAGCATATTTACAAAATCCAAGTATAAAAAGTGTTAATGGTAAACCTATAAAAGATTACATAGCTAAAGCAGGTGATGATATAAAAGGTATACTTGATGATACATTTTTAGCAGGAGAAAAAGTAGGCATCTTTGAAAAGTTTAGAAGAGTTACAAACTATTTTCCAAGAAGATTTAAACGTGATGCTATAGAGCAAAACAGACCTGAATTTGAAGAATTATTATTTAATTCAAAACACACTGACCCTATCAATAGTATAGAACAAGCTAAGAAAGTTGCGGTAGAAACTGGTCAAGAAGTTGATGTTTATGTTAAAGATTTAACAGTAGATGAAGATGTTTTTGGTAAAACATTTTTAGACCCTACAATAGCAAATCCAACTAAAGAAGCAATTGACATTGCTAAAAGAAAGAAAGCTAAAGCTATTGTTGATAATATGCTTGAATATAAATATCAGTCTTTTGAAATTAATGGTCAACAAAATGCGGGTTCAGGTAGTGCTAGTTTTTTAAGGCATCGTTTATTTACAGATATTGATGATGAAAAACTAAGACCTTTTATAGACAGTGATGTGCAAAATGTTTTAGAAGATTACTTTGTAAATGCTGCTGCAATCATAGAAAGAAGTGATAAGTTCGGACAAAATTTATATCAATTTAGATATAGATTTATTGATAAAATACAAGAAGAGTTAACAGAAAAAGGCATGTCTCGTGGTGATGTTGAAAGACTATCAGGAAAGTTAGAAGACATGTATCTAAAAGTTACTGGTCAAAATAAAGAAGCAGGATTTTTAGGAGGAACTAAAGTAGCTAGTAAAGCTGGACAGACTGCTTCTGAGTGGGGTAGATTAAGTCAACAAATGGCACACTTACCCTTAGCCACTTTATCTAGTATAACTGAGCCTTTACTTTTACTATCTAGAGCAGGTTTAACAGATACTCCTGCAGTAGTAAAAGATATAGGTACAGCTTTAACAAAAGAAACAATTAAAAATGTAAATAAAGCTGCTAGAGCTGCTTACAGAGTAACAACAGGTAAAACTACAAAAGGCTTAAAAGATGTTGATGATGAAACTTGGGCTGAGATATATAAAACTGGTCTTGCAATGGAACAGGCAGTCTTAGAAAGAATTGAAGGTTTAACTGGTGAAGCTTTAACAGGTAGTGTTGCTAAAACTTTATCTAATGCTTTCTTCCAAGCTAATCTATTACAACAATGGACAAGTGCAGTTCAATTAGCATCATTTACAACTGGTAAAAGAATGATACGTGATATATCTAAAAAATTATCAGACGATGCTAATGGAGTTGTAAAATTAGGAGATAGGAAAAAAAATTATTTTAAAAAACAATTAAATGAATTAGGAGTTGACCCTAATGCTTCTATCAGTTGGTATAGAAACTCTTTAAATGATGACGGTGTATTTGATGTTGCGAAGTCTATGAATCAAGATTTTTATTCTAGAACATATTTACCTGCAGCTAATAGATTTACAAAAGAGGTTATATTAAATCCTAGCACTGCGGAAGCTAATAGACCTCTATGGTTTTCTAGTCCTGCAGGTCAGTTACTAGTTCAGTTTGCAGGATATCCTACTGTATTTAATAACACAGTTTTAAAAAGGTTTGTAAATGAAATGGACAATCCTGATATAGTTGCTCCAAAAATATTAGGTACAACTATGTTAATGACTAGTATTGCAGTAGCAGGTAACTATATTCGTAGTAATGGAAAAAACGTTGAAAACTTAGATTTAGATGAATTTAGTGACCAAAGAGAATTAATATTAGATGGTATCCAAAGATGGGGTGGTTTAGGCATGATTGATTACGTTAGACGTTGGTCAGAAAATGCTAGAATAGGTGGCGGAGATTTAGGAGTATTATTAAAAACTCCGACAGGTCCACTGGCACAAGATGTAGTTGATATGATTTTATATAGAAAAGGTTTTGGCGAACAAGCAGCAGCTAACTTACCTTTTTATGGTGCTTATGATTTAGTTAAATTTATTGATGAAGACATTCCTTTTGGTCGTAAAGAAGTAAGAAGTATTGGTAGGCAACTGGACCAATCTAGAAACAGATTAGTAGATAGATTTATATTTGGTGAAAGAGAAGCATTTTCTAAAGGTGGACTTGTAAAGGGACCAAAAGTTCCTAATACTATAGAGGACCCTGCAGACCGTATTAATCCTGCAACTGGCGAACCTTACACAGCCGGAACTTTTTTAGAAGACGATGAAGAAGAAAGAATAGGTTTTTCTAAGGGAGAAATAGTTAAATTAAATCTAGCAGAAAAATATAATAAACCTGAAATAAAAAATATATTTACTCCATTAGATTTTAAAGACTTAGGTTTTAATAATGAAGGAGAAGCTTTAACTTTATTAAATAATGAGTTACAGACTAAAGATGGTTATAACAAAACAGTAAAAAAACTTACAAATTATGTAAAAACTGGAAACACAGTAGATTTAAAAACATTTAAACCTAGTCAATTTTACACTTTAGAAGATATAGAAGTAGAAAATAAACTAGCTCAAGTTGCTTTAGAAGCATTAGATAAAAAAGAATATAAAGAAGGTATCGTTGCTTTAACTGAAAATGAAATTAATTTAATGAATGATGTAAAAGTATTATCTGGAATACCTCAAGACCAGTATTATTACAACAGAAAAAGACAAGAACGATTAGAACTATTTAATAGTTTATCTCCAGAACAAAAAGAAGAATTTTTAGAAATGGAAAACATAATAAAGAACAAAGAAAGAAATCTTAAAAGAATGAAATAGTAATGTATAAATACTTTACAGAAGATGAATTAAAGTGCAGTCACACAGGTGACTGTAAAATGGATAAAGACTTTATGAAGGTCTTAGATGAGATTAGAGCAGAGTGTGGTTTTGCATTTGTTATTACAAGTGGCTACCGTTCTCCTAAACATCCAATAGAAGCTAAGAAGTCTCGACCCGGAGCACATGCTTCTGGTAAAGCTGTAGACATACTTGTACACATGGAACAAGCTTACAAAGTTGTTGAAGTAGCTCTACGATTTGGTATTAAAAGAATAGGTGTTTCTCAGAAAGGCGATGTCGGTGCTAGGTTTATTCACTTAGACATGGATGACACAAGACCTTCTCCTCGTATCTGGAGTTACTAATGCTAGTTTTATATAGAGAATCAGACCTTGATGAAGCTTACAAGATAGATTGTAAAGCTAGAGCTAAAGGTAATGAGCCTTGGTTAAAGAGAGAACAATTTAGAAATGTCTATGAAAGTTTATTAGACATGCATTTTACTAGAGCCTTAGATAAAAACTATCAGAACAAAGCCGATGAGTTATCTGAGCACATCATAGACTTAGTACATCAAACACTAGAAAGAAGTTTAGATTTTACAAAGGAGGAGACAGATGGCTGACCCAATAACTAACTCTGTAGTGGGAATAGCAGGTAAAGTACTTGGTAAATTTGTTGCAGATAAAAACTTAAAAATGCAACTTGAGCATGAACTCAAGACACAATTACAAACCGCCAACCTTGCACAAATAGAAGTTAACAAAGTAGAAGCTGCAAGTAAAAATTGGTTTGTCGCAGGATGGAGACCCTCAGTTGGTTGGGTATGTAGTCTAGCCATGATGTATCACTTTATCCTTGCACCTATGATTCAATTTGCTGTAGGTATAGCAGGTATTCAAGTTGAGTTACCTGAGTTTGACTTTAGTCAATTATCTACAATCTTAATGGCTATGCTTGGCATGGCAGGTCTCAGAACTTTTGAGAAGAAAGAAAAGGTTACAAAAGGTAACTAGTGGAGAGACCTAAGACTATACAAGACATAGTTGACCAATCCCTAAATATTTGGGAAGAATCAGAAGAAAATGAATGAAATTGTTACATTAATAAATGATGTCGGCTTTCCTATTGCTATGACACTAGGATTGGGCTTTTTCGTATGGAAGCTACTGAATAAAATTATTAATGGAATGGAGCAGAAGATAGATGTAGTTGATGACAAAATCAATGAGAGTCTAACTGCTGTTGAAAAAAGACTGGATGCTAAACTGGATTCGCAGATGAACATTCTTGTTTCTCTCATAGACCGAGTACGTTCAGTCGACAACGAAATCATACGACAGGAGGTTTTTCTTAAAACTGCCCTTGGAGCACCACAACTTATTGAGAAAGATAAGATTGCCAAGGCACAGCAAAAAGATAAACGTAAAGATTAACAATTCCCCACAAGGAGGAAAAATGGGAAGGGGTACAGAAGAAATCTGTATTTTATGTTTTAGTTTCTGGTTTTTAGTGGCTTACTCTTACACCGTATTCAACTCATTCTAATTATTTACTATTCATAATTCTAGCATTTAAACATGCTTCTATATGATTATGAACAGTATCTAATTGTTGAGTAGCTTCTCTCATAATAGTTTTGAGAGTTTCGTATTCTTCAAGTGTAAAATATTTTTTAAGCTCTGTAATATCTGTAGAAGTTCTTTCTGTGACAAGTTTTCCTGACCTGTCATACAGTAGAGTATAACTTAAAAGTTTTGCTTCATTTCGTCTCGCTTTCATTATCAAATCCTGCAAAGGTTAATTTTCCATAATCACCTCTGAGTCCGGCTTTTTGATATGACGTTGCCCTACCTTCAAAAAAGTTCTGGTGCTCCACACCTAACACATCATCTAACCAAGTCAAAGGATTGTCTTTTTGTTTGTAGTTAGGTTTTAATCCCAACTGTAACAATCTTCTGTCGGCAATGTACTTATTGTATGCATACATTTCCTCTTTAGTTAGCCCTTCAATATCTCCCATCTCAAATACTAAGTCTAAAAACTTTTCTTCAAGTTTTACCATATCTCTACATATCTGATAGATTTCTTTTTTGAAGTCATCTGTCCATATGTCGATATTCTCTTTTATAAATTCTCTAAATAGTTTAGTCATAGCTTCTACGTGTAAACTCTCATCACGTATAGAGTAAGCTACTATCTGACACATACCTTTCATCTTGCCAAACCTTTGGAAGTTCATCAAGATTGCAAAGCTACTAAAGAGTTGTAAGCCTTCAGTAAAAGCAGAGTAAACTGCTAATGCTTTTGCTATAGTTCTCTTATCAGTCTTTAATGTTTTAAGTTCTGTTATGTAGTCATGCTTCTTAGACATCTCTTCATATTCAGAAAAAGCTTTGTATTCTATTTCAGGCATACCAACTGTATCTAATAACAAGCTGTAGGAATGTTGATGGATAGCCTCCATGTTACCAAAAGCTAACATCATCATACGTGCTTCTGGTAATTTAAATAACTGCATGTATCTTTCCACATAACCAGACGCTACATCTACATCAGACTGAGTAAACAATCTAAATATCTGTGTCAATAAATTCTTTTCAGAATCTGTTAGTTTTTCATTCCAATCTTTGACATCAGTGTGTAAAGGTACAGACATAGGATGCCAGTGCATTTTGTTTTGTAAATCATAGTATTCAAACATCCATGCGTAATCAAACGGTTTATAATATTCTCTAGTGCTTAATAAACTCATCCTATATCCTCCCAACATTCTTGAATACATAAATGATTATCTGGATAATTTGTATAGTCTAAGTTAGAGTAGACGCTGCTGACATACAATCCAAACGCTACAAATAAACCTACAAATATTAAAATGTAGTTAAACGGGTTTCTCATAGTTTCTCCTAATAGTTTTGTTTTAAAGTTTTTAATTTATCTTCTGCACTAGCTAACTGTTCTATTAACTTATCTAATGATTCAACAACATTAGGATGTTCTGCTACACCTACTTTGTTATCTAAATAAATTTCTATGTTAGCTTTTGCTTCCATAATCTCAGCTTCATATTTAGCTTTTAATGCTTCATAAAGCTTACTTCCTGAATATATACTCATATTTATCCCTCACAAGCTATGCATTCCACTTCATCTAATTTAATACGTGGAACTTTAACATTTACATTCTCTGCTGCTTTTGCTGCATCAGACCTAAAATAATACAGTGATTTAAGTGTATTCATTGCATACCAGTGAACATCACTTACATACTGTAAATACTCATCATGCGTTTCCTGCTCCATAGAGGAGTCTGGAGGCACAAAAAATAAATTGACTGACTGAGCCTGACATATAAATTCTTGACGCTTATATGCGTGTTCTACCACCCAGATTTGATTAATTTCATCTGCAGTCTTAAATACTTCTTTTTCTTCGTCAGTAAATTGTTTTAAATCTTGTATTGAACCTTTTGCTACGTTAATTTCTTGCCAAAGTTTTTCTTTCTTTTTAGGGTCTTTTATTTTTTTATTTATTAATTTTTCTAAATATTTGTTTTTTACTTTATAACTTCCAGATAAAGTTTTATGTGTATAAACATTAGCCCTAACAGGTTCTATTGACGGTGACGTACCACCGCATATGATACTACTACTAGCATTAGGGGCAACAGCAAGAAGATGAGCATTGCGGTAACCAGAGTTAGAAACGTCAGGAGCTTCACCCCTGTTATCAGCCAGTTTCTTAGATGCTTCCATCGCAGCTTCTTTAATGTGCTTAAACGCTTTATAATTAAATCCAGTAGCAAAGATACCTTCAAAAGGAATGTTTTTAGATTGGAGGTAAGAATGGAAACCCATTGCACCCAAACCAATCGACCTTTCTCTATAAGCAGAGTAGGCTGCTTTTGTAAATCCTTCTTTATCTTCTTTAATGTAGTTTTTAAATCTTTTAAAGTTTGCATTATATTCTCCAAGTTGTACTGTATCGACTGCATTATCTATAAAATGTTGTAAAACATTGTCAAGCATAGTTATTAAATCTTCTATAAAAAGATTATCCTTGGACCATTCATCATAGTGTTCAAGGTTTACACTTGACAAACAGCACACAGCAGTTCTTTCTTCGTTTGTAGGTAGAGTTATTTCTGAACATAAATTACTTTGCCTAACTTCTAATCCTAATTCTTTTTGTTCTTTAGGGAGGTGGTCGTTACAAGTATCTATATTAATTAGATAAGGCTCACCAGTCTCTGCACGAGTCTCTAATATTTTAGACCATAACTCTCTAGCTTTGACTATCTTAACAGCATCACCAGATTTAGGGTCAATTAATCGCCAGTCATCGTCATTACGAATAGCATCTAGAAATGCATTTGTTATGTTAATACCATGATGTAAGTTTAAACACTTTCTATTTATATCCCCACCAGATTCTTTTCGCATTATCATAAACTCTTCTATTTCTGGATGCGATATATCTAGATAAGCTGCATAACTACCACGTCTTGTTGTGCCTTGATTGAAAGCCAACATTTGAGAGTCAACCACATGCATAAAAGGTATAGACCCTGTAGACCTACTACCATTAGAAGTAGAAACACCATCACTTCTTACCTCTCCCCAGTAGCCACCAATACCGCCACCAGAACTAGCTAACCAAATGTTTTCATCGTAGTGAGCTGATAAACCATGTCTACTATCAGGCACATGATTTAAGAAACAACTAATAGGCAGACCTCTAGTAGTGCCACCATTAGAAAGAATAGGTGTGCTAAACATAAACCAATGGTTAGAAGAGTAATCGTATATCCTTTGAGCCATTTCATAATCTGTTTCGCCTTTGTATGTACTAACATAGACAGAGGCACGAGCAAATGCTTCTTGAGGGCTTTCTTCATCTTCCCATAAATATCTATCTTTGATTGTATCTTTACTAAATTTATCAAGCTTTTTATCTTTATCATAATTAATTATTATTCCTAGATAAGGTAGCTCACCTTTCTTATCTACCATTTACTTTTTCCTCCAATATTTCAAGTAATTTATTTTCGTACCACTCAGCTTTACGTAAGTCCTCTACACCATTTTTATAACGGAATCTCCATCTATACTTCAATGAGTTACCACGCAGATAACCAACAAACTCTTCATGAGTTAACATAGATTCAATAGCGTCTATACACTCTATGCCACCTTGATTATAGTGTTTAGGTTTATTAACTACGTCTTCTTTTATTTCTTCTTTAGATTCTTGGTCACTCCAAATCATCATACAAACTTCTCTGTTATTTCTTCTACTTTTGGCAGCTTTTCTACTTTAGTTAAATAAGTAAGTCCTTTCGCATACTGAAATACACGAAGACCTTTACCATCGTTTGAATCTTTATGACATTCAAATTTATGTGGACACCAACCGCACTCTCTAGGGAGCTTCATGTTTCCAGAAGCACCATCGGCTATTGGTTGGTAACAAAGTTCAGGTGGAGAGTCTGACTTAATTATTTTTTTGACTGTTCTAATTTTAGTTTCTATATTTACTTTGTCAAGTTCTTCTGGTCGAAATAATGCAAGTTCTCCGTTCTCTTTATTGATAGCAACGAATCCGCCTTTATTTGTACCCTCTGCATGTTCATAACCAGATAATTGAGCCATATACCCAAATGCATCTGACTCTGCCAAAGTGCCATTAGCAAACTTTTGAAATGCAAAACCAGAGGCAGATTTGATATCAATAACCTCTCCATCTATCTTACAATCCATATGTCCTAGTATGCCACTTACTTTTATTTCTTTCTGCTCATCAGTAACTTCATGACCGGCAAGTTCTGTTAAGAACAACACAACCCTTTCAAGTATGTGACCATATAAAAATTTAATCATAGTTGGTGGTGATACTCCTCCAGCATAACTATCTCTTTTCATATCAAACCAAAGTTGTCTTTGTGGTCTACCAATATTAGACATACGCAGTGTTGGTTTCTTATTAGCTCTAGGAGTTAACCAATCTTTTAATGCTTGTCGCATAAACTCACCAAACTTGTCTAAGTCCTCTTCACTTACATCAATAGCTTTACCTTCACCCAACTCACCAACGACTGAGTAAATATCTTCTATTAACGTATCAAGATTTTTCTTTTTCTTTCTCGGCATCGTCTAACTCCTTAAATGCTTTTATGACATCTGTAGAAAATAGTTTTTGTAAATTAACTAAAAACATTCTACTGGCATTGTGGTCACCACCACTTACTGATTTAAATGTATCAAGTTGTTCTACAATCTTTCTAAGAACATCTGTTTTAAATACTAATGTGCAGTACTCGTCATCACCGATACAAAGATTATGAAACCAGTAATCTGATTCAGTTGCCTTTATTCCAGATGGTTTATTATAGGACTGATATTCAATCGCTATATTACCTGTTGTCTGCCATATATCTTTTTCTGATTTTACTTCTATCTTTTTGTTAGTAAATAAATCAGCTATTTTATCCTCTCGGATAGTTCCATATTGTAAATCAATATCAAACTTTTTTCTGTCTTCTTTTTTAGGTCTCATTATAATCTCCCCTGTGATTTACAAATTTTATATTTTGTGTTTTTGGATTATACCCTAATATTTTTACTCCTAATACTTTCTGTTTAGGTGTTCTTTGTTTAGTAGCATAATTACCCACTAAAGTTTTAACATCTATTAAACTAACATTGTTTTTTTCATCTATTGCTACAATATCTACTGGTCCATCACAACCACAGTTTCTAAAAACTTCATAACCTTTTTCTAATAAAAAAGTAACTGCTTTTAATTCTGCAATGTCTCCTTTTCTACTATGTGATTTAGTAGGTTTCATTAAATTTTCTTATAATAAAAAACAATACTTGGAATTACTTCTCCGAGTTTTTTATCTTCTATTTCTTTTAGTTCTTGTTTTGAAAGGTCATCAGTAAAAATCCAATTATTATGTCCATATTTTATTTTACAAAAAGCATCTACCTGTTCGACCATCTCATCTACTTTTTCGCAAATATCAATAATTATTTGATACTCTTCACCTTTAGTGGGTTTCACTCCAGTCACCTCCGACTTTGTATTCACCAGTTAATGCACACCGCATTTGGAATCGTCTTCCGGCTTCTTCTATACACTCCACACCTAATAGCCCAGTATATTCAGCAATGTTATTTTTAACCTGTAACTGCCACTCATCATGAATATTAGCTACAAACTTTGCATCCAGTGTATTTAATTTAATTTTATTATAAAATATACACATAGCTTTTTTCATGGCTATAGCACCACCGCCTTGTAATAAAGTATTTAAGGCAGCATGTTCACTTCTAACATATATTTTACGACCATCTAGTCCTTTCAAGAATCCTCTTCTTGACGCTTCTCTAACTCTTCTCGTAAGAGTTTCAAGTGCAGGAAGGTTGGTGAGGAAACGAGTTCTAAGTTCCTTACCTGCTTTTCTATCCGAACCAACCACCTTTCCAAGTTTTTCATCTCCTGCTCCGTATATGAGGGCATAGATGAAAGTCTTTGCCTTATCTCTTGATTCAAGTCCTGCAAGTTCTTGATTAGTTGTGTGGATATCTCCATGTAATACCTCTTGAATATAATTATCATCGTTCATATAGTGAGCTAACATTCTAAGTTCTAGTCCACTTGCATCAATACCTAGTAAATTGTATCCCTCAGGAACTATCCAACAAGCACGACAATCTTTACCATACTCACTATGGACACTCGGAACTTGTGCCATGTTAGGATTTCTATGTGTCATTCTGCCAGTAATAGTACCGTTAGGTATAACTTTACCATGCACACGTTCTCCCTGTAACTCATCTACCCAAGATGATATCTGAGCAATACGTTTCTGTAATAATAAAAACTCGGCAATGAGCCGAGCTTCGTGTATATGGTCTATCTTTTTTAGCGTTCCTTCGTCAACAATAGGTTGACCTGTGGGAGTAAATCTTTCTGGCTTCCAACCAAAATCAGTTAAATATTCGCCAATCTGTTTGCGACTACCTAAATTAAACTCAACAAGTTTCTTTCGCATAAATGGTTCAAAGTTATTAGTCTCAATGCATCGATTGTACTCATCGTCTGTCAAGCCTCGTAAAGATAACTCGCCATCCTTTTTAATGTAAGGAGTTACCATTTTGTCGTCAACCCATTTAGGTTTGAATGTTTCTTGCACCTCATCTTCTACTTCTGCCATACGGTATTTTAAACTGCTAAGAAGATTTAGTGCTCTCTCTGTATCAAAGAGAAAGCCATTCTTTTCTTGCTCATTCATAATTAATGCAACTTGATGTTCTAAATCTACACTTTCCTGAGAAAAGTTTTTACTCTCTTGTTGTAAGGCATAGTAGACTTTCTCATTTAACAGTACATCTTGTGTGCAATACTCAAGCATTTGTGGAGTGTAGTTATCAAAATCATCAGGTTGTTCTTGTTTAGGTGACTTAACTCGGTAGCCCCAAGTTTTTAAACTGTGTCCATTTTCTCTTACTGGCTGATAGAGTCTTGATAAAACTAAAGTATCAATAACATCAGCATGTAATGTAACATTGTGTAGCTTCTCAATAACAGGTATGTCATAACCTAAAATATTGTGACCAATTAGAGTATCGACTGACTGTAAATATTCTATGCCTTCTTCTAGTTGGTCTGGTCCAAAAGTTCTTAGACTAGATTCATTTAAATCTTTAGCAACAATACACCATATCTTTGTTGGTGTAAGACCATCAGCTTCAATATCAAATACAACTTGTTTAGAATGGGAGGTCATAGCTTTCCTCTTCGTTATCAAAGGTATCTTCGGTAGTTACTTCATGCAATCTACCAGTGTCATTATCATACTCAAGTGCACAAGCTAATCCAGTGTCTCCAGTATACCTAGACTTTAACACTCTTACTTTAGTTGTGTTAGCTTCTTTAGGGTCAGTAGCTTGTTGGTTTCTTTCCAAAGCTATGACGCAATCAGATAACTGTGCAATACCTTGAGAACCTTTTAGGTGACTTAAAGACACTGCGACTCCTTTCTCATGTCCTCGGTCACCTGTAGCTCTACGTAAATGTGATACTAATATCATACCAACATTTGTCTCTTCTACCAAGCTTCTTAATCTATTCATTAAAGTATCAATACCTCTACGTTCATCACCTTCGGTTAAGACATTGACAAGCATGTGCAAGTGGTCAACTATTACCCACTTACATTCGCAACCTACAATCATGTATCGTAACTTTGCAAATATCTCATCAATGTCTGTTGCACCAAGATGAGAATGAATAAATACTCTGTTCTTCTCAATCACTTTGTCAAACAAAGCATTCAAGTCTTCTTCTGTATATTGCTGACGCTTTTCATTTAGGTATAGTCTATCGTTTGCCTCAATAGATATTAGACCATCTGCTGTCCTAAGCCAGTTTTCTTCAAGAGCAATAATACCTACATTGTCTTTGGTTGTCTTGATAAGCCAGTGCTCTAGCTCTCTAGTGACAGATGACTTACCAAGACCTGTACCACCAGTTAAGGTTAGCAGTTCTCCCTGTCTTAATCCATATAGTTTCTTGTTTAATCCTTCCCAAGGATAAGCAATACTTTCTTTTACTTCTCTATGTAACCAATCTGTTTTTTGTCCAGATAGTTCCATGATACCTGATGGGGTATAAGTCTTAGCATCCCACCAAGATTTAGTAAACTCACTAAACTTCTTTTGATTGTGCATATCATTAGCGTCTTTATAACCATTAGGTAAAGTCATAATTTTTACCTTTCCGGGTTTTAGTATTCTCGCTACATTTTTAGTAGCTTCACGACCTGCCTTATCATTATCGAAACAAAGCACAACACTTTCAAAAGATTCAACAAACTCTATACTTTCTCTTATGTCTTTTACTGCACCTGCAGCTCCTCTTTTAACAGAAACTACTGCCCACTTACCTTGAAACATTTCATCAACTGCCATAGCGTCACACTCGCCTTCGGTAATTGTTAAATACTTACCGCCAGTATTTCGATACAGTTGCTCACCAAATAATCCAGTGCCTTCGTAGCCACCATTGACTCCAAAGTTTTTGGTATTGGTAAATCTAGTTTTGGTACAAACAATCTCAGTACCATTGTAATAAGGATAAATGTGTTGAGTAATATTGCCTCGTGTATCCTTGACTACTCTTACTCCAAACTTCTTAGCAGTCTCTTCTGATATACCTCTATCAGTCAGAGCTGAATATATGCCTGTGTAAGAATCTAAAAAAGTATTATTTGCCTTTGGTGTTGTTTCCACTATTGTGCCCTCACTTTCATCTTCGTAGCTACGCATATAAGTTGAACAACTAAAGCAATATGCAGAGCCATCTTTGTTCATAGATACTGGGTCTGAACCTCCACATTTCGGACAGGGTAATCTATGTTTTACAAATTTATTGTCTTCCATTCTATCTCCAAATAGATAGCTAGACTAGGGTTAAAAATTGGATAAAAAAACCTAGCCTAGCTAAATTTAACTAAATTATGAGGTAGAGTCTTCTTCTATTGTTTTAGTTTCAGACTCTATCTCAGCCTCAACCATTGCCTCTGAACTATCTTCAAGCAATCTTTCTAGATTAGCTCTATGGGTAGCAGATGCAAAACTTAAAGCTTCGGTGATGATATCTAAACTGCCAACTTTAGATATGATGACTCGGGCTTCGTTCTGTTTGCCCTCGTCAGCAATCTTATTAACATCATAGACTAACTCGCCATCATCTTTTTTGACAGTGATAATCATTTAAAACTCCTCACCATCAGATAATAACTCTTCGCCATCAGCAGATTTATATTCTACTAAATCAGTAACTTGTACAGCTTGTAGGTCAAGTCCTTGATAAGGACCAAACTTACCCTCGCCACTATACTCATTAAACTGAACTCTAACTTTAGAGCCATTACCAACAGCAACATTAATTTCTTGCTTCTCAGTATTTAAAAGTCTAGGTGCAGGTCTGGTCATACCATTAGGACCATTCACCTTTCTTTTAATTACTAAAGCAGGACCTTCGTCATGTTGCTTTACTTTATGACCTCTAGCAGCAAAGTCATCAGCAATCTCTTGGTCAACTATTAAGTCAACTGTATAGACTGGCTCAAACTTTGTGTTAGGAGTCGTTATACTCGCCCATTTGGCGATTCCATTTAATATAGCCATAGTGATTTACCTCCATTTAAGCTTATTAATGTTTGTGAGAGTTTTGAGCAGACCACTCTCAAAGCCTTGGTTATACCAAACCAAATCTTTTGAATGGAGATAGAGGGCTTCGTGACTTGATTGCTCGGTTTACCATATCTTCTTTCCATTTCAAATAAGTTTACCACTACCATTTTTCAATTGCAATAACTTTTTGTAGCTCGTAACTAAACCCTCTACTTTTTTGATAAGGGTCATGTCCGTTACCAACATAATTAAAGTTAGCCTGAACTGTTGATGGATTAACATGATTAAGGTACTGGAACACATAGCCCTCAACAGACTTAGCGTAACTCTCTACCTCTTCATACTTACCATAAACATAATGGTTGTCGTTGTTCTTGTCTTTTACTAAAGCTAGTTCTACATTCATCTACCTTGTCCTCGATATGCTTTGTAACTTTTTCTTCTGTGTTTGTTCATGTGCTTAGTAGATAGCTTAACTCTTCTACCTCTACCACCTCTACCCTGAGATGTGCTTTTTTTAACATGATTAATTAATTGTACTTCTTTTTTAGTCGCCAATGTTTAACCCCTGTAATAATTGTTGTACTAGTTCTTGGTCTGTTATTTTATCTCTTATGCTTCTTAGCTTTTGTATATCACCGGCAAAGCTCCACTTGTGTTCTGGCTCAACCCTAGTAATAGTCATAACATGATTTACGCTAGGCATACACGCTAAGTTATCTATGCATTCATAAACATTTTCTGCATAGGTTTTTATTTCTTCTCGGCTATCATCAATGACAACCTCACATATAAATTCAAACATTATTTATTTTCTCCTGTAATTCTTTGTAAGTATGTACATTTGGATATCGCTTCAACATTTTTAAAACCCATCTATCTGTCATAAAAGACAGATTAGTTCTGGCGATACTGCGTACATGTGTTTGGTCGGGCAACATAGACTCAACCTTATCCATAGTTAATTCTTTTGCATTCTCTTCTGGAAGCAAAGTCTTCAACCATTGAAATTGTATTTTTCTTATTCTAGTTTTTAGCTGTTTTACTTTTCTGTTATTCAATATAAATTACTCCTTCACTTAACATATCTTCAACAAACTTTTTAGAGTTATCTAAAAGAACTTCTATTATTTCTTCTTTAGTCTGGTCTTCTATTTCTCCTACGAGAACATTACCAATGTATACTTTATGCTTAGACACGAGTCAAACACTCATCACAACTAAAGATATTACTATGCCTTAGTGTAGCTTTCTTTTCTCTACATATGTCGCACAGTATTTCCTCATCATAAGGGATACTGCCGACAGTTACTCTTGGTTGATACATACTACTCCTCAAGTTAAAATTGTTACTTTCTTTAACATTTCTTTACCAAGTTCTTTTTCAATCTTCTTTTCAAGATTTTTTTTGAACTCCTCTTTAACTTTTTTGTTTTTAGTTTTTTCTTCAATCATATTATTTTTTCTCCATGTATTCTATATCTTGTGACGAGATTGCGTCACTACAAAGTTTAGATAGAAACTCTATCACCATTGTTGGAATATCCCCAGAACTTACCCCTTGCTCAGAGTCAATGTAGTAATTATAAATGTACTCAACACAATCGTCTTCTAAGTCTGGTCTATTAGGCAACATCCAAATGTCAGCTACTCCATCTCTGATAGTATCTGCCATCATGTCATTAGCTTCGTGGCTCACGCTACCTCCTTGTAAGATTTATCAACTATATCTTTGATATCAAGCCAAGCATTTTGAATATCATCTGTCGGCTCATCTGCCCATTCAACTTCTCTCGTTATGACATCATCTATTATTTTAATCTTGTCTGCTAAAGTAAAACTTTCATATATGCTATCTTTACTCACGCTACCTCCTTTTCTAATAGTTGTTGAATAGTCTCTTCTAGGTTTTCTACTTTTTCCTCAAGACTGTAAAAGTCCTGACCTTCTAAGTTTTCTACTCTGTATTCAAGGTCATCGAAGTCTTTACCCTCTAAATATTCTACCCTAGATTCAAGGTCGTAGAAGTCTTGACCTTCTAGTTCCTCTATTCTAAATTCAGTATCATCAATTCTAAGAGTTGTTTCCTCTAGCCTAGAATCTAAATAAGTAAGATTAAAATCTTCCTTGACATCTGGGTTAGCAGAAAATAATTGTTTAAAAAAGTTTATCATAAGTTTCCTCATAGTTTAGTTAATTGATATTACAAAGCCAGAAGTATCCTTCTTAGCTTTACCTTTTGCTGACAAGCCTACTACTACGTTTGGCTCATCAAGAAATCGCATGTCGTATTCGTCTCCATCTATTACCCTGCGATTTTTATACCACATCGGCAATGCGTGACTAAACACGACAGCGATATTATAACTCACTTTGTCAAACCAAGAAGCATATTTTTCATTAGCTTCTGAGTACGACCAAGTTAAGTGATAATTCTTTATGTGACTAACTTTCCTTGTAGGGATTTTAGTATAGTCATAAAACTGTATCTCTGGAAAAGTATCAAACACATTGACACCTTCGAGTTCGTGATGTTCCCATTGGATATCTGAAGTACCATTAAGTCTGACACAAGGTTGTTTACCTTCTCGTTTGCACTTGTTCTCAAACTTTAGAATCTCTGTGTACAACTGCTCCATAAATAAATCAGGAGTGTCCAAGAACATATTAGTTCTACGTTTACGAGCTTCTTGTATTACATTGGTAGTTTCACCTTTCTTGAAGATACCACCACGACCAGAAGTATTTAGACAAGCGTCTTTACATTTAGCAATGTCTTGATAAGGACAAATCCTAGTACTGCTTGGATGTAAATGCATGATAGCACTTTGCCATTCAGTATTTAATTTATCGCCTTTGATAACTTTAGGGTTACCATTGATTGTTAGTAAATTAGTCATAAGCCCTCTCTATAATTAATTTAATTTAATGTCTTTATTTTCATCTTTGAACATCATGTCAGATATGCGTTCCATCTCTTCATTATGTTCTTGTAAAAGCTTTATCTTACCATCTATTTCAACTAGCTTGTTTACTACTAAGTCCATGCTGTTTTGAAATACCTGTATAAATTCAGCGAATTGTTTTTCGTCCATTGATTATCCTCTTTTTAGTTCTGATTGTTTTAGTTGTTACTGCTTTGTCGGGGTCTTGTGCCCTTCTAATTTTCTCCATCATTAACAGATGTTCTTTCATAGTCATACTCATAAGTCTACTCCTGCGTATAAGCCATCAATGATAGCTTGTGCATACCTGTGCTCAACAACATAACTCTTGCCCCATTGCATACAATTGCTATCAACATTTCTTTCCCACCATTGCTTTGCCTCATCTGTGTGCATAGTAAACAAAACAACTGTGCCCTGATTTTCAATAGTAAAGTCCTTCATTACACCTCCTTTTCATAAGTTACTAAAGTTACTTGGTCATCTACTGTTTCAATAATCTTTCCAGATTCATACTTGTATCTGCGAAAGCCTCCTGCCTCCCAATAATAATATACTAGGTTATCGTCTGCCTCCTCAAACCTCAAGCGTTGTCTTTGCTCATCAACTTCTTTTTTATATTGAGTCATGCTTCCTCCTTCATGTTCTCATCTTCAATACTTTCAGTCACTATCATTCTATGCTTCTTAGCTTCTTTTTCTAGAACAGGAAAACATAAATCATATAGTTCTTCTGTATCAAAAATAGCTACTAACTCAGCATGAAATCTACTTTCAAAATATACTTTAACCATGCTACCTCCTAATAATCATTATCGTTATATTTTACCACACCTTGCTTATCAAATTTCTTTTCTTGATGTGGCTCTATAAAAAATAATGTCAGAACTGCAAAGCTAAAAACAACTATGCAGAATAACAATAAAACTCCATTCGTCATATTATTTCCTCATATGTTTTATCTCTTTCTTCTTCGGTTTTAAACCAAGACCAACACACAGAGTCTGACTGGTCTTCTAACATTTCATCTAAGTTAGGGCAACCAAACCACTCAGCGATTCCATATATGTAACCCCTGTTATCCTCTTCGAACATTATGTAAGTAGTGGTATCGTACCAACTAAATTTTTGTTTATGTTGATGTTTTCTCATGCTTCCTCCTCTAATTTTTTATTATAATTGTTTTAAGAGTATTTATCATAAAGTAAACAGACTCGTTAAAATTTTCTATATCTTCATGAGTAGCATTGTATAAATTTACTTTTTCAATAACTAAATTTTGTAAGCGGTCTAACTCTTTTTTTACAACTTCAGTCTTTTCCATTTCATAACTATTCATTATGCTTCCTCCTTTCCATATGCTTTATCTTCAAGTTCTTTCATTACTTGCATTGCTTCCCACTTAGAAGTGTAGCCACATATTGTCATAGCTATACCACTTATAAAGTCTTCAACTGTAACTCCTTTTCGCAATTTCATTTGACCTTCTTGATAGTTTAAATCACATAGTCTTAAAATAGTATCTTCTAGTTCATCTAGCTTTTCTTTAGCTAAAAATCCCTTATCAATTCTATTACTTGTTTCTTCATTTGTATAATAAGTCATATTAGTCCTCTCTAATAATTTTAAAAGTATTTAGTTGTTGTATCTCTCGCCACTTCTTCAAAGATATTCTTTTCCAATGTGGAGCATGAGATTCCTTAATCTTCACCCACTTATAACCAATCGTACCCACACGAAAGTATCTATGTCCTGCAGGTACGTTGCGTAATTCGTAAGCGTTATAAAATCTAACTATCAAAGTTATAATCCTTGATGTAGTCAATCAACTGTCCAGTGATTTTATCTTTGTAGTCTTGAAGTTCTAGTTGGCTCTCGTGGTTTAATGCTCGTACTACATGGATAATATCCATATCAAATATACTTACCCACTCGCCTTTAGTTCTCGACCAGTAAAGAAAAACATCACTATTGCGATTAGACTCGTTAAACTTAGTTAACTCATCTTCAATATCAACAGGAAGATTTTTATCTTGAACAGCTTTCTGTATCTCTAAAAGTGTTTTAACTTTCATCAACAACCCTCACTATATCTGTTACATAAATACTACCCATCTCATCAAAGAAACCAACTTCACTAGCCTTCATATCAACAAGTAAAGTTTGTTTAAATCCTTTACCTTGCTTGATAGACTCTAATGCATAAGCATTACATTCGCCCAGTCCATTGTTAACTCGTAAGTGAGTGCCCTTTTTTATTTTTTCTATATTTGGTATAGCCATAATATAGTATCTCCATTCCGTATAGTTTAGTGCGGTGGTTAATGCCTACGGAGTTAAACACTAACCACCTATGAAAAACACAACAGTTTTCACCTAGAGGTACTGTTAAACCTTTTATGTTCTTGTAAAGGCGTTGTTTAGGAATATTTTAATGGGGTTTCCTAGTCCGAATTTAATCTTGTTTCCCAACCTTTACTCAAATTCTTCAGCAACTAAAGTTACAGTATAACCTGCTTCTTTAGCTAACTTCAAAGTTCTAAGGGGTATAGTCTTACCACCACCACACTCTCTGATAAACTCAGCTTGAGGATTATGGGGGTAATAAAAATCTGTACCATAATAGTTTTTTTTAGTTACTTTAATTTCATTCATAATTTATCTCCATTAAAGTTGTTCGTATCTATCTTCCCAGTTGTCTGCATGAGAATGAATATTAAATAGTTTTTCTAGTGCAACAGTCCAGTCGGATAATCTTTCTACACCGTCATTACTAGCTATCCAATATAGCCACCCTATCCTATCATTGCCCTTGAGAATATATATGTAAGATTCATCAGTCTGATTTACTCCAGAATATTCATACTTCTTAACACCATCAGAACACTCAATAGGAACTGAACCATGACACAGATTAGTATCTCTAGTCGGCTCTGTTAACACAATATCCTCACACTCAATGGTATATCTCAGACTCAAATCATCTCCTAAGATACCATCAAGAACCTCTTCCAAGTAATGTTTAATCATTGTCTATCTCCATAGTTAGTTAATTTTGTTTTGCCCTCTCAAGCCCTTAAAATTTTTCCACACCTTTCGAGCCACGTCAAGCTCATAGTATTCTACCACTCATCTATTCGCCAAATAGTTCCCATATCCATAGAATCTTTAGCTAGATAGTCATATGAAGTACTTAATAGTAACTTCTTACCACCACCTCTATAAACTTTAAACTTATCGGCTTTATAGTTATTACTAGAAACTAAGTAGCACTTAATAGTATTTAGGTAATTCATAGCTTGAAGTTCACTAGTAAACTTAGTAGTTTTCTTTAACTCTTTCATTATACCTCCTTAGTGTTTTTAACAAATCTGTGAAATGGATAAGTACCATCACCATAGACATCATTGTAGAACTTAGCCAATGTAAACATTTCAGGCAGAAGCTCTGAACATATTTTTAAGTTCCTTTCATCTAACGGAGTTATAGCTCCAAAGCAATACTTTATGGCTAATGCTAAATCATTAGCTCTTGTAGTAGCAACCCCCTTATCTATCAAATACATAGCCAACAAGCTATGCGTAGTACCCATATCAACCATGTAATCATCATAGTCATCTTTAGTTTCATATGCTTTTTTAGTAGACATAATACCTCCGTAGTCTTTTAAAAAATTATTATAAAAATCTGCCCTCTCGAGCCTTTAAAATTTTGGCACGACTGTTTGCCTCCTGTCAAGCCTAGAATATTCTATAAAAGAATAAAGGTACAGTTTTAATACTATAAAGGTACAATAAAGGTACAGGTTTATTAATGTACCTTTTTCTAATCTGTACCTGTATTTTTGTACCTTTTATGTATGTAAGTATAAAAATGCCTCAACCATACGCATATTTTTGCCTCAACACTCGCCATATTTTCCTCTCGCCCTAATATGTACTCTATATAAAATATAGTATATATAATATATAAATACTTAGGATGGGTAAGGTCACAAAGGTAAAAAAAAACTCTAGAGAACTCGGAAGCTCTCTAGAGTTTTAGGAAAGTTTATATGTTAACTCTCTTTCTGAGGTTTCACATAAGCATTCTTACTTTTAATAAAAGCATTTATGAATTGCTTACTAAACTTTCCATGCAATGCATCACTGATAAGTCTAGAAACTTCATTCTTGAGATATTTATCTCCATTTTTAGGAATGAAGCTGTTGTATAAATGCATTGCAAAAGTACCTTGAAGACCACCAAACTTCTTACGAAAGTTGATAAAGTCGTTACTAGGACTTACATTTATATTTTCATGTTTATCAGTAACTGCTTTCACAAGCTCTTGTCTGTATAAAGATACAAGATAGTTACATTGTGAAACAGTAGCTGGACTGTTTTTGACTGCTGATATTTCAGCATGTAAGTTATTTTCAGTAGTAGTATTAGTCATTTAAGACCTCCATTATATAGTTTAAATATTGAATTACATCCTCATTGTCTGAGAATACCGATAGACTTGAAGGATGTTGTTCGATAAAATCCTCTGCATCTAGTATTGAATACATCTCATGAGTCTCATCAGTAGATGGGTCATAAAGATGTATTAGTGTCATGTCTTCCATAAGATACCTCCGTAAAATAAAAAACATAATAAGTTTATAGAGTAACTAAGTAGCACTTTAAAACATTACAGACTTTGTAAACTAGGGAGGAACTTTACAAAGGAGTACCATAGTACTCCGTAACTTGTCAGAGGAGGAGATTTATAGCTCCTTGACAAGTTTTGGAAAGTTCCATACCCTACTTTATGTTTTTTATTTTACAAGGTAGCGTTGGTTGACTTAATACATCTTTGCTACTGATGAGACTCTATTCAATACTAGATAGAATCTGCAAGGATTTTGGAGGTCTACGAAGTAAGCTACTGTAAGACTCTGAAGAGTCTAAGCAGTTACTTAGGGGTACGCAGGTGACCTACCCACCCCACCCGTATATATATAGCATACTCGTACAAAATTACAAAAAAACCATGTCAACCAGAAAGCCTCAACCCTGTAACTTTCTAGTTTACAGTCGGGCTATTT